AAAAAATCCGTTTATTTCTAAAATGGACCATTTATCTTCCTTCATAAGAATCATTGTATTAGCTTTATATTATTAATAACGCTTGTTCTATCAACATACTTTTGTTCATATATTGAAATATTACTTATTATGGGAGGAATAAAAATGAGTACACTTAATATCAATCAGATTTATAAACTAGACAAAATATTCACAGAAGAATACTTCTACTCAAGTTTGCCTAAGCCACCAATTCTTAAGCTCAGTAACATTCAAGAATTTTTATCACACTATAAAGAACAAATTCATAAACAAAAAACATCTGGAGAACACCTCGATTTCAAAACAAATCAAATATATACAAGTGAATTTTTCTTTGATGATAATCAATACTATAAAATATCTTGGAATATTGATAAAGCGGAACAAATAATAGTTGAAAGTAATGCTCCTGTGGTTAAGCTTGAACTAAAAAAAATCTCACAATCTATATTTGAAAAGGATATAACACTTAGCCACTTAAATTTTGCTAAACATAATAACAAACCAATTATTGTAGCATTTTATGAACCTACACAACAGTATATTCCTATTGATGGTAATCATAGAGCCTATGCTCGCTTAAAAGAAAATAAAAAAACAATTGATGCATATATATTATCCCCTCAAGGTCATATGCTAGCAATGTGTAGTACTCTTGATTATGCTTTATATATGTTTGCTCATAATCTAAATGTACTTGGAAACTATGCTTGTGGTGAGATCGACTATAATAAATTTATGGATGAAATGTATCGGTTTTAATACAATTACAACACTAATATTCCCCGATTATCGTAGACACTACTACTATTACCTTGATTCCTAATTGCTCTATCCAATGCCATTATTAAAGCTACAGCTCCATCTATTTTCTCTGTACTCTTTTCCTTATCTGGTTTAATATTTCCTGCCGGATCTTGTTTAATGAAAATATTATCCATCATCCACCTTAGCACTGGATTTCCCCCATGTGCTATTTTCTTTTCAAGAGTTAACTTCATTAATTCTTTTGAAGGTGGAGACATATCTTTATATCCTTGTCCAAATGGAACTACTGTAAATCCCATACCTTCAAGATTTTGTACCATTTGTACAGCTCCCCACCTATCAAAAGCTATTTCTTTTATGTGATATTTCGTACCTAGCTCTTCAATAAAAGTTTCTATGAATCCATAGTGAACAACATTTCCTTCCGTAGTTTTTATAAAGCCTTGTTTCTCCCACACATCATATGGCACATGATCTCTCCTTACTCTAAGCTTTAAATTATCCTCTGGTATCCAAAAGTAAGGAATTACTATATATCTTTCATCTGATGTTCTTGGTGGGAAAACTAAAACAAAAGCAGTAATATCTGTTGTACTTGATAAATCAAGTCCTCCATAACATTCTCTGCCTCTTAGTAAATCTATATATATATTAAAATCACACTCGTCCCATTTATCCATCTGCATCCAACGAGTAGATTGTTTTACCCATTGATTTAATCTTAACTGCCTAAATATATTTTCTTCTGCTGGATTTTCTCTTGCGCTATTATAAGCATTTCTTACTTTTTCAACATCTATTGTATGTCCTAATGATGGATTTGCTTTATACCAATTTGCTTCTAATCCCCAATCATCATTATCATTAATTCCATAAATAACAGGATAAAATGTTGGATCTATTTTTCTACCTTCAATTATATCCAGGGCCTTTTGATGCTGCTCAAAGCATATGGAATTTCTATCTGTACCTGCTGTAGTTATTAGAAAAAATAATGGCTGTAATCTTGCATCTCCCGAACCTTTAGTCATTACATCAAACAATTCTCTATTAGGCTGAGCATGAAGTTCATCAAATACAACAGAATGAACATTAAGACCATGCTTTGTATAAGCTTCGGCTGAAAGAACTTGATAAAAACTATTTGTAGGTTTATATACAAGTCTTTTCATTGAAATAACTGGCTTAATTCTTTTCTTTAATGCTGGACATTGTTCTATCATTTCAACTGCAACATCAAAAACAATAGAAGCTTGTTGTCTATCAGAAGCACAGCCATAAACTTCTGCTCCCCATTCATTATCACCACAAGTCATTAGTAGTGCTACTGCAGCTGCAAGCTCACTCTTACCATTTTTCTTTGGAATTTCTATATAGGCTGTATTATACTTTCTATATCCATTCTCTTTTACATTCCCAAATATATCTTTAATGATTTTATCCTGCCAAGGAAGTAAATCAAATGGCACACCTCTCCACTGACCTTTTGTATGCTTTAAGCAATTTATAAAATTAACAGCTCTCTTTGCTTTTGCTTCATCATACATTATTTCATCTCTCCCCTTAGCATCATTTCCATAGGATCATAAACTTCATTTGAACCTTTATCTGCAACAATCCTGCTTCTTGAAGATGGTGTAAGACCAAACTGTTCACAGAATTTAATCATAATTTTAAGATAAGTTTGTGCAATTGATACCTGTGGCACCTGTTGCCAATAACCACTTGGTGTTTTTACAATTGTTCCATGCTTTGATATAAATTCTTCTGCTTCCTTCCAACGTGCATAAGCTTCACAATATCCTGCGAATGCTGCCATATCAACTTCTGTTAATACTCCAAGTTCTTCAAGTTGTTTTGCTACTCTTCTCCATTCTTTTTTAGCTTCTGTATCAAGCCATCCTGGACATTTTGGTGCTTTCTTCTTAGGCTTTGGCTCTAGTTGATTAAGTGGTCTTTTCCCTGGATTTCCTTCAAGTTCTTTTACTACTGTTGGCTTTGGCTTTCTTCCTTTTTGTGCCATAGGTTTCACCTCCGCTCTTTAAAATTTATCATAAGAAAAGAGCCTACTTTTTTCGTAAGCCCTTAATATAATTTCTTTTTATTTATCCTCTAATACCTTTGTAATTATAATTACCTTTTTTGATTTCTTCATGGTCTGCTTTTACAGCTTTCTCATAGTCCTTATCATTCTTTTCTTTTTTAGAACATTCTATGCAAATGCACTCTGTATTAAACATTGACATTATCCTTCCCTTCTCTAGAGAACAACCACATCTATCGCAAGTTTTTTGTGTATAAAATTTATCCATAAGTACCTCCAACTATCTTAGTTGAGATAAACATTCTGAATATGCAATCTGTAGAGGTTTCAAATCAATTCCATTATCAGAGTAACCTCTTGCTATTACATTAAAATAATATTCTGTAGGTGCTGCTACCAGATTTGTATATTCCTTAGTCATAACATAAACCATAGCTGTTTTAGATTCATCACCTACTGTAACTTCAATATCTTTCTTTATATAAAAATTAGGATATCCCTCATATAAATCAAGTGCCCTTTCACATTCTTCTGTTATTTCCCATAAGACAATAGGTACTGCTTTATCTTTACAAGGTTCTATATTTGCAACACCTTTATATCGTCCTCTAAATGTTAACTTGTAATCTTTAAGAATTCCTATTCCTACAACTTTAGCTTTAGGACATCTATGACTCATCTGCTCTAAGTTCATATTTGAACCATATGCAACATATAATTTTACTTTTTTATCCACTTTTTCATTTCTCCTTCTTGTAGTTTTCCACAGGGAAGTCTACTCCCCTGTGAATTAATATTTTAGTTTCAAGCAATTCTTGGTGTTCTCCAAGCTGAATTTCCATCAAGTGCTTTCATTAAGTGTTGTCTGCAATTTTTGAACTCATCTCCTATAAGTCCAAGTCTAAGAAGCCAGCATCTAAATGTATATTTTTCATTATCTGTATGAGTGCGTTTTGCACTTGCACTCTTTTGGTTTAATGCTTGATGGCTTATTGCTAAGCAGAAAACTATGTAACTTCTAATTTTACCTGCGTGCAAGGTTCCATTGAAAAGTCTAAATTCAATAGTTCCTTTTGTAAAAGTACTGTGTAAATTAAGTCCATGATATCTGCTTGTATGGTAATGGCGTTCTCTATTTTCAACACCATAATCGCTGTACCAAATATCTGCAAGTTGCTTTAATGTTTTTGGCTTTTTCTTATTTATGGTTTCAATTAAATTCTCATTAACTTTTTGACAATACCTAACCCTTGCTGGATCTATCTCAAGACTTTTGTAAATCAAATCTTCTTTTGAAGCCATAAGGTTAACTAAGTTCTTCAAAGTATTTGGAGTATGTTCTTTTGCTCCTATATGAATGTGAATTCCGCATTGTAGCCTGCTCTCGCTAACTGCTCCTGAGTGTCTAAGCTGTCTAATAAGTTCTTGCAAGGTTTCAATATCCTCATCATACTTTAAAATTGGTGTAACCAATTCAACACTGTAGCTTCTGTCGGCTGAGACAAGTTTTCCTTTTTGATTTTTCATTGTGTGAATACTCGCATCACTCATTATTTGCCAAACCTTATTGTCTGGTGTTATTACTTTGTAGGTATCGTAGCTATCAAAGGTTCTTTCAATCCTTCCATTTAAAACCTTAGAAGCAACCTCTGCTGCTTTTTCTCTAGTAATACCTGTCATTTCAATTTCTACACCTATTGTTTGATTTTTCATTTTTGTTTGTGCTCCTTTCAAAGTGTGTTTATTACCTTTTGGTAGTGTACATATTACCTCTGTCAGAGCCACTTATCCAGTTATATCTGCTGAAAAAATACAGGATTTTAATGACAATGTTCCTCTCATAATCTCATTAGAAAAATCATTTTTATAGTTACTTCTCATGTTCATTTTCAAGTTCTCTATACCTTGTTTTTTGCCCATCTCTTAAAAGAAATACATCTTTATCAGTACCAACTTGCTCAATGTATCTTTTTACAATAACATCAGCATATTTCTCATCAAGCTCTATTGTGTAGCATATTCTATCCGTTTGCTCACACGCTATAAGTGTTGAACCACTTCCTCCAAAAGGATCTAAAACTATAGAATTAGTTAAACTTGAATTAGTGATTGGATAAGCAATTAAAGCAATCGGCTTCATAGTTGGATGATATTTTGATTTTGTTGGTCTATCAAAATTCCAAGTTGTTCTCTGCTTTCTATCTCCATAGAACTTATGACCTGCTGTTGGTTTCCATCCCACAAGTACAGGTTCATGATTATACTGATAATCACATCGTCCAAGCACTGGTGAATTTTTTATCCAAATACAAGTCTGATGACAAAAGAATCCTGCTTCCTTAAAAGCAGTTCTAAAATTAACAGTTTCCTTATCAGCATGGAATACATAAATAGAACCTCCATCTGCAAGACTTTCATACATACCTTTATAAGCATTAATAAGGAATTCTTTAAACTTCTTATCGTCCATGTTATCATTTTGAATTTTTCCAGCATTTCCTTCATAAGCCACATTGTATGGAGGGTCGGTTACAACCAAATTTGCTTTTTTTCCATCCATTAAGTTTTCATAAGTTTCAATCTTTGTACTGTCACCACAAATTAATCTATGTCTTCCCAATAACCAAATGTCACTTTGCCTTGTAATTGGTGTTTCTGGTGGAGCTTCATCAAAACCATCTTCTTTAACACCTTTAGGATGAAGTTCATTAAATAATGCATCAATCTCTGGCGGATCAAATCCTGTAAATGATGTATCGTAATCTAAACATTGTAGGTCCTTAATTAAATCTGCAAGTAATTCTTTATTCCATTCACCACTAATTTTATTTAGAGCAATATTTAATGCTTTTTCTTTAGTCTTATCAACATCAATAATTACACAGTCTATTTCAGTAAATCCTAAAGTTTTTAATACTGATATTCTTTGGTGACCTCCAATTACGGTCATGTCTTTATTTACAATAACAGGGTCCACATACCCAAATTCATTTATACTGTTTTTTATTTTTTCAAATTCACTGTCTCCAGGCTTTAATTTCTTTCTTGGATTATACTCAGCTGGTATTAATTCATCTATTTTTAACTTCTTAAACTCCATCTTCTTCCCTCCAGAACCTATCTTTTATATAACAATTGTGGCTGCAATATTTACGTTTCTTATTTCCATAAGCAGTAAACTTTTTACCGCAATAAGGACATGCAAAGTTATATGTAGCAGCTTCACTTTTATTTCTTTCATCTTGATTTTCATTCCACCATTTTCTCCTGCACTCATCACTACAAAATCTTCTTATTCTACCTTTTATTTTTTGTTTTATAGACTTTTCACAACAGGCACATAGTAAATTTCGTTTCTTCTTTTCTTCAAAGTTAAGAGCAACAACACATGAACTTCCATTAAGATTATTACGCTTGCAAAATCCTCTAACGCTATCTCTTGATAATCCTAAAAGATTTGCAATTCCTTTATATCCCATACCTTTTAATCTCAATTCTCTTATTTTTTCTTTTTGGTCCACAGTCATATGAATTGCTCCTTCCACTCAACTTTTTGGCAATGAAAAAAGTAACCACAAACACTTGTAGCTACTTACTTTGAACTTTCTATTTTGCGATTTAATAGTACCCCCCTTGCTTAATTCTGCGAAAATTCACGCGAGAGGGGGCGGCGGTCTTTAGCCTGTCCTCTTTAGAGATTTTATACCCCCTACCATCTAAAAAATCATCTTTTCTTCTTTTAAAAATTATATTTATATTCTTCATATCTATCTTCAGTCATTGTCTTGGTATCATGACAACTCTTACAAAGTGGTTGCCAATTACTCTCATCCCAAAATAAATTCTTATCACCTCGGTGTGGTTTAATGTGATCAACAACAGTTGCTTTAGTAAGCTTACCTTCCTCCTTGCATTTAACACACAAAGGATTAGCTTTTAAAAATTTATTTCTAGCTGTTCTCCATCTGCTATCATAACCACGCTTACTTGAATTTGCTCTATCACTTGTATGAAGTACTTTATGTTCATCACAATATTTTTCTTCAGTAAGTTTATGACAACCAGGATGCTTACATGGTTTTAATGGTTTCTTTGGCAATCAATTCACCTCATTTCAGTCATATAAAAAGCCACCACATTTTTTCTGCAGCAGCTCTTTAATTCTCTTCATTTTCTCTATTCTAATAATATCAATTTTTCATACTCTCATTCAATCACATTTACTCTCATCTTTTGAAATTATAATGCCTTTTAAGATCTTATCATGAATCCTAAAAAGATGTTGCATACTATAACCCATATCAACAGCAATCTGCTCCCAAGTCTTAAAACAAAGATATCTAAGTTCTAATAATGTTTGTTGCTCAGGATTATTGATTTTTTTAATAATATCCATGATTTCTCGCTTTAAATCCACAAGAATATCAATATCTCTATTAATTTCATCTTCTAAATCAACCATCTTCACTATTATTCCTTCCATAGAATTTATATTACGAGTACCACTTGGAGGGGTGTCACTTAATGTTGATGTAGCTTTTGTAGCTAATGCCCTTAAAGAAACTATCTGCTCAAGTTTACTGTTTATCCTTTGGTCAATTCTGTATGCCTGTGATAAATATTCTTTTGCTGTCATCTTACTTTTCCTCCTTTAGCCAAGGCATTTTCCCATTGTAATAGGTATCTGCAATGCTCTTTTGAATTGCCTTATCTAGTGAAGCAATACGAACATTTGCTTTATTAAGACTTTCTTCTTGCTCCTCTTCAGTTTTGAAGAATGAACACGTAGTTTTAGCACACTGTATACTGTTAAGGATTTTACACCTATTGTTTTTATTTGCAAAGCAATTTTTATTCATAAGTTTTGTCCTCCTTTAACTTAGCCTTTACTGCATCTATTAAATCTGATTGTACTTTTTCTTTTCGTTTTAAAGCTCTCATTATATCCTCATCAATAGTTCCTCTTGCAATAATGTGGTGAATAACAACTGTTTCATTTTGTCCTTGCCTCCACAGTCTTGCATTGGTTTGCTGATAAAGTTCTAAACTCCAGGTAAGTCCAAACCAAATAAGAGTTGAACCTCCTTCTTGAAGGTTTAGTCCATGTCCTGCTGAAGCAGGATGTATTAAAGCTACTTCAATTACACCATTGTTCCAATCTTTAATATCTTTTGAGGTTTTGATTTCACGAACCTTAAACCTCCTTTTAATTCTTTCTAAATCATGATTAAACCAATAAGCCACAAGTACTGGCTTTCCATTTGCTGATTCAATTAAATCTTCTAGTGCATCAAGTTTTTCATCATGTATCGTGAACACTTGCTTGTCCTCACCATACACAGCACCATTTGCCATTTGGCAAAGTTTGTTTGATAAAGCTGCGGCATTTACTGCATCTATCTCTTCATCTTTAATTGATATCACCAAATCTTGTTTTAAGCTGTTATAATCTTTTTGCTCCTTTTCTGAAAGTGATACAACTACCTCATTTATAATGCATTCTGGCATTTTCAAATAATCTTCACTTTTCATAGATATGCTAATATCTGAAATAAGGCGATAAATTGCATCTTCAGCACCTGCTTTAGGTTTATAACTAAACACCATCTGCTGATTTCTTTTATCTGGGTCAAAGAAGTTATTTCGATAATGAGTAATAAATCTTCCAAGCCTTTCACCCATATCAAGTAGCCTAAACTCTGCCCATAAATCCATTAATCCGTTACTGCTTGGGGTTCCTGTCAGCCCAATAATTCTTTTTGCCTTTGGTCTGACTTTCATGAGAGATCGAAATCTCTTTGACTGCCAATTTTTAAAGGATGATAATTCATCCACAATTAACGTATCGAAATCAAAGGGAACTCCGCTTTTCTCAACAAGCCATTGAATGTTTTCACGGTTGACAATATAAATATCTGCCTGTTTCTTTAAAGCGGAAAGTCTTTCAGCCTCTGTGCCAACTGCTATGGAATACTTCAAGTCCTGCAGATGTTCCCACTTCTCAATTTCCGCTGACCATGTATTTCTTGCAACACGCAGGGGTGCAATAATCAGAACCTTGTGAACTTCAAAATAATCAAACAATAGGGCCTCCAAAGCAGTGAGTGTGATACTTGTTTTTCCTAAACCCATATCAAGCAGTACAGCTGATATCGGATGAGTCATAATATAGTTGATTGCATACTGCTGATAATTATGTGGATTGTATTGCATCAAGAATCCCTCCAATCTGTTCTTCATCATCAATGACAAATACCAGAAAGCCTAACCCACGAAGTAATTTGTGTCTTGCAAGTTGAAGTGGTGTTGGCTTTTTCCCAGGAGCCTTTACTTCTACGAATGCAATCTTCCCATCTGGCAATAAAACCAATCGGTCGGGCATCCCATCAAAACCAGGTGACGTGAACTTTGGAGAAATACCTCCACGCTTTTTAACTTTCATTGCTAACTTCTTTTCTATAATTTTTTCTCTCATGCGAACCTCCATCAAAAATTGCATAATGCAGGTCTACTGTGGTCATATCCTAAACTCTTCTTATATGATATTTTTATAATTTTTTGCTATAGGGACTTTTTTATATATGACCTTAGTAGACCTGCACTTTTATAATTTCTTCATTTAAAAAAAGTTTAGATTTTTACCATAACTGACCTGCACCTCATACCATTTACTCAATAAAATCTGTGTTTTTAAGACGAACACCACTAATAAACGAGCCATTTGATAATCTTTTACGATTCATACCAGAAATTTCAAGTGCAGCATAAAAATCTGTAGTACTTCTAGTGTATTCTCCTGTTCTCAAACAGTAGGCACGATATTCTTGATAGAACTCTCCGGACTTCTGTTTATAAGTAGCGTCAAGTTCACAACATTCATCAAGAAATGCTCCAAGCCAGTCATTGTCTGCACGGTAATTGTTAATCGCATTCTCTACACATGTTGGAAGTTTTATTTTGAAGTTATTTAAGATTACCTTTTGTGCGCCTTCAATAATCCATGACAATACATAAGGTCCTGCATTTTGCACTAGATAATCCGTATAATTCTTGATGTCGCTCTTTCCTTGAATCTTTGCATTGAAGGGGATTACAATCAGTCTGCGCCATGTTCCTTCATCATTTGCACCTACTCTTGGAAGATGGTTAGTATACAGCACAAGAGTATGACTTGGTACATATTTGAATGGATCCTTGTACTTCTTCTCTGCTGTAACTTCATCTGTGGAACAAAGCTGTTTAATGACGGAAGTATTCAGTCTCATACCTTCTTCCAGTTCAGCAGCAATGATGAGACGCTTGCCTTTAAGTTCTGCCATCTCAGGCTTAACATTTCTTTTGCATCCAACAGTTAATGCATCAGAAGACATGGAACCACTGTAGGTACCAAGAACTCTTGAAATTGTGTTCCAAAAAGTAGATTTACCATTACGGCCTTCACCATAAGAAATGATGAGAGCCTCCACATACACTTTCCCGATGGATGCAAGTCCTACAATTTGCTGTACATAATCAATTAGTTCCTTGTCGCCACAGAAGAAAGTATCAAGTGCATCAATCCACAATTGCTTTCCATCTTCTCCTGAAGTAACCGAGGTTTGCTTCGTGATATAATCCATAGCATCTGGCTCGTGCATTCCAGAAAGTCCATCTTTCAAATGATAAGTTACACCTGGTGTATTAAGAAGAAACTCATCCTTATCCAAATCGCTGACACTGATGGAAAGCATAGGCTTTGCAGCTTGTAAGGCACTCGTTACATATTTCATGTCACGACGTTTCATAACAAATGTTCTGTATGCGATTGCCGATAGATACACACGATATGCCTCTAACTGGTCACCTTGTAATGATCCTTCGAATTTCTTCCCTCCGGCTTTAGCATCATCCATTGATACTCCACTTGCCACAACAGCATCAATTGCTCTCTGCACTTCATCCAAAGCATCTGCAAGCTGTAAATCCAAAAATTCCTCCATTGCTCCAACAGCCTGCTGTTTTGACTCCACCCAATACTCTCCATTGAAACGAAGGTAATCAGTTGCATCCGTGTAGCGAAGTTCATTTCCATATTCACGGGTCAGAACCTTTGCTTGTCCTATATCAGAGAAATCTGAAGGCTTTAGTGATTCTCCTAAGAAATCATCATTAAAATCATCCGGTGCAACATAACCTTCTTGGCTCTGCACCTTTTTAGAAAATTTCACTGCACTGTTCCATATAGTAGCAAGTTCCTCATCATCCATAGGTGGATCACATTTATTTGCCTCATCAAGAAAAATTTGATGTGCTTTTTCTGTAGAGCCATATCTTTTTACCACTCTGCCTGCAAAACGAGATAATGTATTATTCCTCTTTCCTTCTGGAATAGAAAAATGTCCTGTTGTTTCAGTATCTTCATCATCTTGGAACACAGGTAATTCTTCATCAATGGTCTCCCATCCGTCATGCCATATCACTTCATTGCAATCAGCCCCAAAAATGAAACGTGCTGCATCCAAGGCATTATCATCAAAGAAAGGAAATGCTTTCTGTATAGTTCTTTTCAACTCCGCATACTCCATAGCATCCTCACATGAATGAATAAGGAAATATACATGAAATCTTGGTCTTGATGATTTATCATCCTTCTGTTTCATATGATTACGGCTTGATGCAATGGCATAGGAAACATCTGGCATCAGTTCATCAATCTTCTCTGGAGTAATCCAATCATTGGGTTTATCTGAATGGTCGTTGTCACAATCCATGACAGCTACCACAGACCCCACAAAGTTATCTGCACTACGATAATTGTTCTTATATTCCGCACAAACATGATCCATTCTGACCACGGCTTTTAGCTCCTCTGCATTCGTTACCTCCATGCGACTTGGGTATCTACAGTTCTTGGCATTGCCTGTGCAGTTTGCTGTATAAAATACTAGCTTCATCTAATCTCCTCCTTTAAATCCTCCGTGAAATAGCGTATTGTCATGCGTTTCTGCTTGGCTCTTTGAATCTCTGCATTCATCCCTTTTGATATTCTTTCTCCAAACACCCATAGTTCATTGCATTTGCCTAATAAAACCATGTTCATAAGCATAGCTAACTCCCTTTCCTTTGGAATATCATCATTCACAAATTGAGGAAAAAGCAAATGTGGAGCAATAGGAATACAATTTTTCTCTAGTGCAAATCTACAAAAAACACGAGCCCTTTTTACATTTCTATCAACATCCCCAGAATAGGGAGAACAAATATATACAAGAGGTTTAAAGGCAGTTTTTCTTTCTGCCTTCTCCTCTTTAATAATATTTACAAGTGCCTCATGAACTGTTGGATCATGGTATCTTTCTGGGTTATATTTGTTTATGCACATATCACGCCATCTCAATTTCAATCTGTGGCAATATACCATCTGCTTTCATTAAGTCATAGATAAACAGTCTACCCTTCTGAGTCCAATAAGTATGAACCTTTGTATGTTGATTTCCATCACTTCCACAATAGCTATGTGTTTTAGTGCTTGTATATCCTTCTTCTGCATACTTCTGATATAAAAGCCAAATATCTCCCTGCTTAAATTGAATACCTTTATCATGAAGGTAACGATTCATCCAAATAGCAGACTTACCATAATCCTTAGCAATTGCTGATGTAGAAATAAGGTCTTTACAATTTAGCACTACATCGTAATATGATACCTTAGGTTTCATTTCAACAATTTGCTGATTCTGCACTGCTACTGTACCTATTAACACCTCATTCTGATTTCTTACAAGAGAAAGTTGCTGATTTGCAAACTGTAATGCTCTCGCCATAATTGCCTCTGGTGAATTCCAAGATTTCTCAACTTCAATAAAATATTGCCTGAATTGTTTCCCCTTTGGAGTACGCTGTATCATACATACCTCTTTTGCCATATCGACAGTTAACTGATGGTCACGTTGAACCTGTGGCATTAAAGTTCCATCTGCACGGAGGACATTTTTGTCCATCGTCATATAGTCTACATTTTCACTAAACCCATAATCACACATTCTTGGAAACCACTTGTGATAAGGTGTCTCCACTTCTAACACTCTGTGTAAATCTCGCCCAAGTATAGTTGGATTTTCACTTTCATAATTGATTCTTATTAATTCTTTCATAAGAAACCCTCCTTTAAAAATATTAGGGATAAGTCTCCCTATAACTTCCTAAGGACAGAACTTTCATTTTTGGACGGAGAATTTAAAAACTTTTTTACTTTAACAAAATTGCTTCATTAAATATAAGAAAAAATAGTATTTAAAAAAAGTTAAAAGTTTTCCGTCCATTTTTTTATCTTTTGTCCTTAGAGAATTAGAAGGATATGAAACAAAAAAGTATTTTTTACAAAACTTCAAGAAAGTCCGTCCAAATCACAAACTTCTGTCCTTTGAAAATTAGAGAGGTAATTAACTCTCAGAAAGGTGGTGCTACTTATGCAAGCAGGAACAACTACTGACACTAAAAACAGACAAGACATAAACTTAGACGAAGAACTTACAGATGTACTAATTGCAATTAGTGTCATATCAAAAAGACTGGCAAGGAAATTAACCGAGCAGTCCCAGAAAGAACAATCAAATATGAAAGGAGATAAAACACATGGGTAAGATGAGCAAATTATCTGCTGAACTTGATGAACTTAGGAAATGTGGAGAAACCTTAATTGGAATCTCAGATACTTTGAGAGAATTGTTTTCTACGAGAGCGGAAGAAAAGCCTGCCAAAGAACCTAAGAAGGAAGACTCCATGGCAGAAGAAACTCCAAAGCCTGAAAAGAAAGCACTCTCACTTATAGATGTCCGTGCTGTACTATCAGAGAAATCCCGTAACGGATACACAGCAGATGTCAAGGCACTTCTTTTAAAGTATGGTGCAGACAAACTGTCAGATATCAATTCGAAAGACTACGAGGCTTTACTGGCAGAGGCTGAGGTGATTGGAAATGCCTAAACACGCATTACTCTCAGCTTCATCCAGCCACAGATGGCTAAATTGCCCACCCTCAGCAAAATTATGTGCTGAGCATGGTGACAGAGCTAGTGCCTATGCACAGCAAGGTACTGATGCCCACAGTTTATGTCAGTACAAGCTAGAAAAGGCTCTCGGCACGAATACCCAAAATCCAATAAATAATCTTGAATATTACGATACTGAGATGGAAAACTGTGCAAATGAATATGCAACCTTCGTCATGGAGCAAGTTGAAGAAGTAAAACACCACTGCCCTGACCCTTTAGTCTTAATTGAACAGCATCTTGACTTCTCCAAATATGTAGAAGACGGATTTGGAACAGGTGACTGTGTCCTCGTTGCAGACGGTGTTCTGCAAGTAATTGATTATAAACACGGTCTTGGAATACTAGTATCAGCAGAAGAAAATCCGCAAATGATGTGCTATGCACTAGGTGCTTTGGAACTCTTCGATGGTATCTACAATGTGGATATCATAAAGATGACAGTTTTCCAGCCACGCAGGGACAATGTTAGTACCTACACCTTATCAAAAGAAGATCTACTGAAATGGGGAAATGAAGTTCTCTCCCCTATCGCTAAGCTTGCTTATGCAGGTGAAGGAGAATTCAAAGCTGGTGACCACTGCCAGTTCTGCAAGATGAAGTCTACCTGCCGTAAACGTGCCGAATATAACCTTGAACTTGCAAAGTACGATTTCGAGATGCCACCCAACTTGGATAACACAGAAGTTGAGGTCATTCTCTCAAAGGCAGATAACCTTGTAGCTTGGGTGAATGACATCAAGGAATATGCATTACAGAAGGCACTCAGTGGTACAAAGTATAATGGATTCAAAATTGTAGAGGGACGCTCCACAAGAAAATACGCCAATGAACTGGAGGTTGCAGCGGCGGTCACTTCAGCAGGCTTTAATCCATATGAACAGAAACTCCTAGGAGTTACCGCTATGACTTCAGCCCTTGGCAAAAAGAAGTTTGAAGAAATACTAGGTAGTCTTGTTTACAAGGCACCAGGTAAACCAACACTGGTGTCGGAGGGTGACAAACGTCCGGCGATTAATACAGCACAAAATGATTTTATTGAACAATAAGGAGGACAATATTATGTCAAAATTAGCAAATCCAACTAAAGTTATTACAGGTTCAAAGACAAGATGGTCTTATGCAAATGTATGGGATCCAAAGTCAATCAACGGGGGTACACCTAAGTATAGCGTAAGCCTCATTATTCCTAAGACAGACATAAAGACTGTGGAAAAAATCAAGGCAGCCATTGAAGCTGCTTATCAAGAAGGTCAGTCAAAGCTAAAAGGTAACGGCAAATCAGTACCTGCACTTTCAGTTCTTAAGACTCCTCTTCGTGATGGTGATATCGAGAGACCAGATGACCCTACTTATGCAAATGCATACTTCATCAATGCCAATAGTGCTACTGCACCAGGTATTGTTGATGCAGACCGTAATCCTATCTTTGAGCGTTCCGAAGTATATTCCGGTGTTTATGGCAGGGCATCCATCAATCTGTATGTTTTCAACTCTAACGGAAATCGCGGAATTGCTTGTGGCTTGAACAACCTCCAGAAGATTTCCGATGGTGAGCCTTTAGGTGGCAAATCACGTGCTGAGGATGATTTCACAACAGATTCAGATGATGATTTCCTTTCATAAGGTTTAACCCTTTAATCTTCAACTTGGTGGTGGCTATGCTGCCACCTTTTATTTATAAGGATGGTGACAATCATGGTTAAAATCATATCATTATCAATAGATCTTGAGACTTTTTCTGATGTGGATTTGAAAAAATGTGGAATCTACAAATATACAGAATCCCCCAACTTTGAAATTCTCCTATTTGCCTACTCCATCAATGGCGGTGAGATTAATGTCATAGACTTAGCTAACGGCAAAAAAGTTCCAATAGAAGTACTATCTGCCCTATCAGACGAATCCGTGACCAAATGGGCATTTAATGCTGCATTTGAACGTATCTGCCTATCAGCCTGGCTTAGAAAAAATTATCCTGAACATTTCAGCAGCTACAGTACCAGCGATGACACTGTCGGTAACTACCTAAACCCCTCCTCATGGAAGTGCTCCATGATATGGTCTGCTTACATTGGACTGCCATTATCCCTTGAAAGAGTGGGTGCAGTCCTTGGATTACAGGAACAGAAAATGAAAGAAGGCAAAGACCTCATCCGCTACTTCTGTGTTCCATGTAAGCCCACAAAATCAAATGGTAGTCGCACTCGTAATCTTCCTATGCATGATATAACAAAGTGGACAACCTTCATCTCCTACAATCGCAGGGATGTTGAAGTTGAAATGTCCATTCAGAAAAAACTATCTAAATTTCCTGTACCGGAATTTATATGGGATGAATATCACATTGACCAAAAAATTAATGATCGTGGAATCGCTATTGATATAGATGTTGTTGAGCAAGCGATTAAAATGGATGAGCATTCTAAAGAAAAACTCTCGGAAGAAATGAAGAAACTCACAAATATTGATAATCCAAATTCTGTGGTACAGATGAAACAATGGCTATCTGACAATGGAGTTAAAACCGACACTCTTGGCAAAAAGGCTGTGTCAGAAATGCTAAAAGATGCTCCTCAGAAACTTTCCGATGTTCTTACTCTCCGTCAGCAACTTTCCAAATCAAGTATAAAGAAATATCAGGCAATGAAAAATGCTGTATGTATTGACAACCGCGCAAGGGGGATGTTCCAATTCTACGGAGCAAATCGTAGTGGTCGCTGGTCTGGAAAAATAATTCAATTACAAAACCTTCCTCAAAATCATATGCCGGATTTGGAACAGGCTCGTAACCTTGTAAAAAGCGGTAACTATGATGCACTAGAAATGCTTTATGATTCTGTCCCAGAAGTATTGTCGGAACTTATCCGCACCGCTTTTATTCCAAAGCCTGGATATAAATTTGTTGTAGCAGATTTTAGTGCAATCGAGGCAAGGGTACTCTCACACCTTGCACAGGAGTCATGGAGAAATAAAGTCTTCGCTAATAACGGAGATATTTATTGTGCAAGTGCCTCTGCAATGTTTGGTGTTACAGTTGAAAAACATGGCCAGAACAGCCATCTCCGCCAGAAGGGAAAAATCTCCGAGCTTGGGTTAGGATATGGCGGTGGGTGTGGAGCCCTTAAATCGATGGGCGCATTAGATATGGGTCTTGCTGAAGAAGAATTACAATCTCTGGTTGATGCATGGAGAACTTCAAACCCTAACATCGTGCAGTTTTGGTGGGATGTTGATAAAGCAGTTAAAATTGCAATCAAACAGAAAACTACCATCGAAACTCACGGTATCTATTTTATTTACCAAAGCGGTATGCTCTTCATAAAACTTCCATCTGGTAGAAGACTAACTTATGTTAAACCTAAAATTGGCATAAATCAATTTGGTGGTGAATCTGTAACCTATGAAGGTGTTGGTGCAACAAAAAAATGGGAACGTATAGAAAGCTACGGACCTAAGTTTGTAGAAAATATTGTTCAAGCAATCTCAAGAGATATTCTAAGTTATGCTATGCATACACTTAGCCACTATTTCATCTGTGGCCATGTCCACGATGAATTAATTATTGAATGTCCTATGGATGAATCACTAGATGTTATTTGTGAACAGATGGGAAGAACGCCACCATGGATAAAAAAACTACAATTAAGAGCCGATGGCTATGAGACAATGTTTTATAAAAAAGATTAAAAGTAGGTCGTAACACAAATAAATGTTACGACCTTATTAATTATCTTAATCCATCAAGACGTTTATTCAGTTTTGCCAGTAATTTTCTCTTCCTATCACTAAGTGTGGATTTTGCCATATTTAATTCTGCTGCAATTTTTCTATCAGACAAATCTTCTTTAATTAATTCGCAAATTCTACGACCTTCTGGATCCAACTCATCGAGAACCTTTGTTAATTCCTCAAGAAGAATCATTTCTACAGCAATTTCTGCTGTATCATTTTCAGTATATGCTTCTTCAATACCATCCTTCTGAAATTCATCAAGTGAAAGAACAGAACCCTCACGAAGCTTTTCACATTTACTGCAATCCTCAGTGCATCTTTTTAATTTACCTTTTCCATTACTGACAGAGCAACGTCTGCTACGCTCTTCTTGTTTAGCCTCTACCCATAATGGTCTCATGAATTCATTATATAATTCCTTTGAATCAACCGGAACCATGATTGCCTTAACCCTTCTATCACCTATTTTGGTAAAAACCACTTCCTCTGGATCTATACCCAAATCTCGTATTGTCTCATTTGTAACTTCCATCGGAACAAAATATTCCTTACTCTGATTGCCTCTGTTTTTCATTTTTTATCCTCGCTCTCCGCTAGGGCTTGCGACTTGGCGAGGATAAATTTCTGCATCAAAGATACCGAATATTAATGCTAAAATAAAAATGTACAAGGTTGCCAATATTTGAATGTACAAAGTTGATAAAATTTTATACAGTATTAGCGGGTGATAAAAATGATT